ACCATAAGACCGAAGGAGAATATCTGACATTGCTCCGTTTACGAGTATACCTACTGAGATGTCTGGAAGCTAATCATTCCTCGGATGTCAACATTATTCGTAATACTGGACGGCCAGGAACTATGATCCGTCCGATAGCAATACAGCTTATCGGTTCCCCCGGTGGTAATATAGCCTTCCGTATCGACCGACCCTTTGATAATGAGCGGTCCCGTAAACGTCGTGGCGGTGGCCTTCAACCCCTTCGGAATCTGTATCCTCAGTTCGTTCCCCATCCCTGAGCCGGTTGTCGTGTCTTCCAGAAAGAAGTTGATCGTCACAAACTGGCCGACCTTGATGTATTGCAAGAGTTTCTGATCTGCCGCCGCGACGGTCCATGTGCCTGAATTTGCGGTGAAATTCCCTGCTGCGAACGGTGCGCTTTGCCATCCTAGCTCCTGCTGAATCCGTTGCACCCTGCGACGGGTATCAATCGCAGTAAAATACATAGAACGCATGGCCTGTTCCGTGACCACGCCTGTTTCCTCACGAATACGGGCAAAATCTGGAACAGGGAAATCAAGGGGAATATTAGAACGCGCCATGACTCACCCCATCCCACCAAGCCAGAGTCCCATTGCTGTTCCACAGGCCGAACCAGATGCGTAGGCCATAACTGCAAGAATACCATCAACTTTACTGGCTGTCCTCGCATTAACCCACCAGACCACCGCAATACAAAACCCCACAAACGGAGCAGCCCAACTCCCCTGTGATAACTGAATTGTATTCAGGGAAATTAAGGCCACAATCAGGAACCCACGACAGAAAATATCAAAAAACTCCCTCATTCTCTATTACTCGTTGGTAGTTCTCCGTATAACCACTCGTAGGCTTCTGTTGCGCTTCGCCCTTCTATCGCCATCTGACGAAGCTGGTCTTTTGCCGTCTTGTAATACACCGGTAGATCCATAATCTCTTCTTCGAGGTTTGCTAGTGCGCCTGGTTTTTGCCAGAGACTCCCACCATGTTCTTTCTGGCCTCGATGGTATTTACCTGTCATTACATTAGAAAGCCACCCAAGAATCCCCGAAATATGCTCTTTTGGGGAGGCGACCCCATTAAATGTCGGCATTCCTGGCCTTTCCTGTCTGTTTTCTTCGCTGATATTCGTCATAGAACCATTGCACCTCTTCATCTGTAAGTGTTTTTCGCAACATACTCGTTGTTCTTCGCACGGAACGCTCAGATCGTTTCGGATACAAGCGATGAAGCAACTCATGGATAAGAGTGTCCACCGTATGATTGTGAGGAGCGATTGTAATAGATCCAGACTCACACATACCATCCACATATTCGTAGTCTGACGACAGATACGCTTCGGTTATTGGAGCCGCTCCAAGCTCAACGCACAGACGCAACCACAGATTCTTATTTTTTGCGCCACGGCCCGTCTTCGACATCAAACCATCTCCATCCAACACTATTTAAGTCAGTAACCCCATTTTCCTGCTCAAACCAAATATAACCCCGTCGTTGTGGACGGCCACCAATCCGTGCGCCAGTCATATATCCCTGCGTCTTACACAAACACCCACATTCGACCAGTAATGAGTCAGATCGCCACGGAAACACCGCCATCGTATGCGTATGCCCCATCACCACGAGCCGAATAGCGTCTAGTCCTATCGCTGCTGAGTTATCCGCTGCCCATTCTTGAAAAAATCGCAGCGCACTTCCCGGCACACGGCTGTATTTTTCGGGATGAGCAAGGAGCGCATCGCCCTCCACCAAAAGCCAATCAATAGAGTGGCTGGTATTGGGAACCTCATGCTTGGCGACCTCGATATTGGGGAATTTCTTCGATAAGGCCGTAATAGGACATAGTGTTCCTCCTGTCATGGACGAAATAGCCTCAACCATATCAACGGTCAGGTGAGTAGCAATCGCTTTCCGCAATCTCGCATCATGGTTGCCGACAATGACCTTGACCTTCGGGAATGACTCAGAGAATGTCTGCATCAGAGCCGTGACTTCAGCCCATTCATGCGAATACGGAACATTCTCATACTTCGCAAACCGAGAGTGACTATAAGCATCCCCAATATCACCAATACAAATAGCAAGATCGACATGACCTGCCTCTTTTGCCAGCATTGCTGCCACCATCTCAGGGTCATGGAATGGAATATGCAGGTCAGGAATGACGAGAATACGCTTTCTGTTTGACTTCTTCTTTCTCGGATTGGCAGGACCGCGATAGCGATCCTTCATCATGCCAATAGTTTCCTGCCACTTCTTCCATGACTCCTCAAAAGTTCTGAGCGGTTGCCGAATGGTCTGGTCGGCCAGTTCTTTAAGGAGTTCTTTCTTCTGGCGTTGAAGAATACGACTGTTCTCTGTGTAGGGACCACGCTTCCGGTGGCACTCCATACAAAGCGTCGAGTGCTTGGCGCACTTCTTCTTACAGTTTAAGCAATTCCACTGTTTCGCTGTAGATTTAATACCAATCCGTTTGTGATAACACTCCCCACAACGCTTGGCTTTTGGATGAATAAGTGGATTTTTCTTACATATAGGGCAAATTCGTTTTGACATAGGCTTGAGAGCGGGACATTACCATCACTGTAACCTCCGCGTGGCTCCTGGTAACAACTGATACCCTAGAGTCATCCCCTCAAGACTCCACGACCCATTTTGAGAATCGTCACTAATACGGATTCGACACCCGACATCCTGAATGTAATCACCATTCGTGCCTTCAAGATTAATAATACTTTGCACAGAGTCCACCGGCAGCACGATATTACTTTCTGCGACCGTCTGTATCCCATTGCCGTCTGAGGTAATCAACTGCATGGACAACGGTTCAAGTGATTGACTTGCCCCACCTCTCGCCACAGCTTCATCGGACGCCGATCCACCCATCCATTCAATATTGAGCGTCACATCGGCATCTGCTTCAGCAATTACATCCAGCCAGCGATATCGCTTGATATACGCCATCTGAGCTTGAGGCGTGCGAGTACTCCAGCTATTGTCAGTGCCGTATATGACCTTCGTCATCCACCTGGATGGAATGTTTGAGCCATCAAAACTATCCCCGTTGAAAAATTGGTAGCAGAACCCGCCCTTGCTTGTCTGCGCTTCTCCAGTCAGGACAATTTGGGTATCTGTGCTGGTTTCAATCGTGGTAGATGCCGACATCGGCATATCAGGCCAGACATACCAGACACCCCACCGATAGTTCCAGACAACGGCTTTGTTGCATTCCGCATCTTCTCCAGAGGGTGTCGTTCCCGGCCAGAAATAGACCACATGCGCGTTTTCAATGTCATGAACCGCATGAACCTTTTTGTGTTGGGTATACAGAAAATCCTTAAGAGTTTCTTTCACTGGCGTGCTAATCACAATATCGTTGTTGCCGTCGAATAATCGAATGTCTCCGAGGGGAGTCATATAGGACAACATCACACGACTTGTGGATACCTGATTTCCGCTTGAATCCGTATAGACGGCTCCTGCCGGCACACGAATCACAGAACGATGCGAGACACACCCTGTCACCGCATTTGACTTCGTGCGGGTCCAGTCCATAATGTCTGAGACTATTTGACCAGTGCCAGTGACCGTCCAGATGGAACGCTCACAGAACACGACCAGCATACCCTCGAAATCCCCCACCAACCCTGTGACGACATCCCCGACGGTACTCTGGTCTGTGAAATCAAGGTAGTTATTCGCTCCCACCTGATCGGGTAAACCTGGATCTGACCATGCGACTCGTCGAGGATTGGTATTGGTTCGTCCCCACCAGAGGCGTTGTTTGTGTGGCTCACAGAAATAACTCCCGGTTGGTGGAGCATCGCCATGCTCCTGAAGTGACCGATTCTCTAAAATATCAAGGTCTGAGGCGTTATCGGTGTAACTCGTCGTTGTCCTTACATCAATAAATGTCACAAAGTAGAACGTCGCGCCTGTCCCCGTCGTGCGATACAGTTCATACCCTGTGACATCTGAGTCGCTATCGGCTGTCCAAGACAAATCACACTGTTCGTCAGCATATTGCAGACTATTTGAGGTAGCTGATCCAGCATGTCGAGTCCCGGCGGCTTCAATACTAATGAGCTTGTAGGTATAGGTGCCGTTGAGTTGCCCCGATGCGGTGTTGACCGAAGCGGTGGGAGTCGGGGATTTTCCTGATGCACCGGCGGTGGAGAGCGCCGATCCATTCCACGCACGCGGAGCGACAACACCGTTCGTAAAGAACAAGGTGTTATCGACTTGAGCAAAATCGGGGATAGACCCCACGGACCCGCTCCCTAAGTCAGCAATGAACGTCCATGATGACCCGTCATTGGCT